TGATTTAAAGTTGGGTGCAAAATGCTCATAAGCAGTACATCTCCATCTTGTAATTTCTCCTCTGGTCTAAGTTCTCTAAAATTAGTTCTCCAGGCACAGGCTTCAAACAGAGGTTTATTATTAAATTCTTCTAATGTTGTAGGTCTTTTCCAATCTCTAAGTTCAATATTTTTTTCTTCTTTGTACCAATCTCTAACTAAACTCCAACAGTCAGTTATACCCCAAACCCATTGTCTACCCAATAAAGGTGGTTTGTATCCGCATGGTTCTAAATATGCCCATTGCTCTGTTTTAGGGTTAACAATATACCACGGTAAATTACTATCCTCGCAACTAATTTTATCTGCCTGACTAGGAGTTGGAGGTGTTATAGGGTGGCTATGAACAACACCAACTATTTCACCTGTGTTGTCTGCCTTTACATAATCTTCTGGGTCAATGATAAAACATTGATGCTCTGTCATTGAAAGATTACGACAAGGAAAATATCTTTCTTTACCTTTTACATTCAATAACAACCCACAAGACTCTTTGGGATCTTCTCGTTGAGCATGAAGGAGTGCTTTGTATTTCCAAGTCATTGAATAAACGTACCTATAGAAGGAAATATTGATCTAGTGCACTGACGCTTGGGAATCCTAACCCCTGCTAAATCTGTGGGAGCAGCAAGCTCAAATTCCACAATTTCTCTAGTTTCTGTTGCTTTACGATCTACTGCATATATTTCTTGAGGGAACTCTGCATTTGGATCAGCAGTTGCATTTTGTCCATCAGCAAAATTAACAGCATCAATAAATTTAGCTAGTGTTCTTATTCTTGTCACTGTAGCTCCTGTTAAATCATTACCTGTAGTTTCTTCGTTTACATTTAAAAGTATTGCTGAAATTAATCCTGTAGCATTGCTTATAGATATTTTAGGTCTAGGTAGTTGTCCTTTTTGAAAAGCAAAACCTGATGCTTGTATAGGAAATCTTAGATATTCATTACCCTTCCAAACGATTTTACCGTTTGCATTTAAATTACTACCAGCGTGAAATCTATAAATTGTGTTTGCACCATGTAATGCTGTTGATAATTGAAGAGTAAACAATTCAATAATTGCTGATGGATTAATAGATTGTAAATTACTAAATACTGCTGAATTTACTGACATTATGATGGTTCAAATACTTCTCTAAATGTAGCTTTAATTGTAGCCCTATTATTATACGGTATTGATTTAGTCCAGCTTTCACAAACAAAATTAGAAGCGGAACTCTCTCCTGGTGCAGTAAAGATAAAACTTTCATTATCATTTGCTCTGGCATCTAAAAAATTTTCTATAGTATCTGCGTCTGTTTCACTTACATTCCAAGTAAAAGTAAATTCTTTTGGATTCTGATGCTGTGCTAAACCCAAAGTTACTCTATGCTCATAGCCATCAGCAAAACGAACTATTCTAGTAATTGGTGCGGACTTTTTTTGTTGCCCGTATGTAGGTGTTAAGTTTACATCTGTATTAAAATTAGCCATTATGCAAGTATTCCTCCAGGTCGTTTCTGTTGTATTAATTCAGATTGTACTGCAACTGATATTAAACGACCAAGTTCTCTTCCCTGCTGTTCATCTCCCTCAACAGAAGATCCAGAAGCATCTACGTTTACTACAACATTTGTTGTACCGCCAAGAGCATGGTTTGGTGTAATCATTCCAGAAACTCCAGGTGTAAACATTTCTGGTCCACGCTCTCCAACCAAATAACCGCCTCCTGCTTTTACTGGACCTCCTGCTGCTTTAGCTCCTCTAAAGTTAGGCATAGATGGCATAAACTTACCTTGAACATCTCCCACAACTTTACCAACACCTCCACCACCACCAAATATTGAACCTAGCCCACTAAATATCGAACCAAATAATCCACCTCCTCCTAACTGCCCACCTGGATTACCAAATAATGCCATGTTAAACGCAGCATCAATTAATTTATTCAATACATTATTCAACATATCGTTTAATGTAGATGTTCCACGAATAAGACCCTGTAAACCATCGGCAACATCTGTGGCAAGTGATTGACCTAATGATTTAAACTGTTGCCTTACTCTTTCGGCTTGTTCTGCCTGTTTTTCTAATAAATTATTCTGTTTTAATAAATTTTCAATTTTATTTACATCTAGTTCTTCTAATGTTGCTCCATCTTCAATCATTTCTTTTATTTTTGCATCAAGTTCTTGTGCCAATAAAACTTCCTCATAATTACCATCAATTTTTGCCTGTAATAAAGCATTTTGTTGTCTCACCTTCTTCAGCCTGGAATCTTCAATCATATTTATAGTTGTCTGTCTTTCTAAATTCTTTCCAATCAATGCAAGCTCTTCTTTTCTAGCGTCTATTTGTGCTCTTATTCTGTCAGCCTGTTTTTGTGCTGATCTACCAGTACCAAGATTGTCTAATTTTGCCTGTAAAGCCTGTAATTCTGGATCATCTGCTGCTCCTCCTACATTTGCAAGTCTGTTTGTTTCGGCTCTTGCTGCCTCTACTTTTATGGGGTTGGCAAGTAAATTTAATACAGGTGCTAATGCTGCCAACATCTTAGTTCCTAAAAGCTGGAAAGCGTTACCTATCAATCTAGTATTTTCTCCAAATTCTTTTAGATTTTTAACTCCTTTTTCTCCTATCTGCTGGTTCATCTGTTCGGTTACGGCTGCTAATGCAGCTTGTGTTCCCTCTGTCTTTTTAATTAGCTGTATCTGTTTTTCTCGCTCCGTTCCATTTGCTCCTAAAGCCCTAGTTAGTCCTTCAACATTAGGGGTTAAAATGTTAAATGCTTGACCTAATTTTGCTGTTGAATCAAATAATTGTTGTGCTTGAGTTAATAACGCAGTAGCAACTAAACCTCCAGCAAAACCTCCTGTCTGTCCTCCTATTTTCGAGCCAATTAATCCACCACCAAAACCAGCAGCAGCACCTAATGGTCCTTGTCCAAATAACAATGGAAATGCACCACTTATTAATGCTCCTGATATGTCTCCACTTGTAAATCTTGGTTTTCTCGGTTGTGGTCCGTAAACATTTGGCCCTGATCCAGCAAACTTTCCTCTAGCTATATCAAAATCTCTTTGCCTTTGCCTTTGTATTGCACTGGTGCTAGTGCTAGTACCACCACTACCTTTTCCAGTTGCTCGTTTTGTTAAATTTAATTCTTCCTTTTTTAACCTATTTGTTTTTTCTAATTCCTTGTTTACTCTTTTTTGTGTTCTTTCCTGTTTTAAAAGTAATGCAGCTTTATCTCTTTCATTTTTAAGTAGTGTTTTAGAATCGCCCTTTTTTCCCTGTGCTAACGCATTTAATTTTGATATTCTTCTTTCTAAATTAGTTATCTGCTGGTTTATCTTCCGAACATCTAACTTAATATTTACATCGTAATTAGAGCCAGCCACTAATTTTTAGAAAACATTAAACCTAGTTTAGCGTACCTTGCGAGTTTGAGCCTTTCTTTTTGCCTTTTCGTATGCTTTTTCTTCCTCTTCAGCCTTATGGTTGAAATATGCGTTCCAGCCGTACATTTCTTCCAAAGACATTTTGTTTCGTACTTCAACTAATGTCATGCCTAACTTCTCTGCAATGAAAAACTGCATGTGAAGGTAGCTATTCTTTTTTAACTCAGCTTTTTACGGCATCAGGGGTAGCCTCCTCGCCCAACTCTTGCATTTTTGTCATAAGTTCCAACAATACTGACAATGGTATTTCTCGTCTAAGACTTGCTCTGTCTCCCTCAGTAAATAGTTTGTTACCGCTTTCATCTTCAGCCTTACCAATTATTACCTGGAGTGCGAAGTCTAAACTACCTTCTTCCTGACCTCTGTTTGCTTTTATTAGAGTAGTATTTATTGTGTCTCTATCAGCAATAGTCAAAGGTGTCCAATAAACTTTTAAAATTACCTGACCATTTTTGTAGATTTCATAACTGCTTTTGTTGTCTACACTAAAGGCTTTCTTTAGTTTGTCGATTGCTC